CTGGGTTTTTGACTCTCAAAGTCAGCCTCCTTTCAAAGAGGAGGTCTTCAAAATGCCACAACCTGGGGCACGAACCGTTGGAGTTTTACTCTCCAAACTCAACCGGTTCCATTGTTTCTTGCGCTCATCAAGATCAGCGAGCATGTGCGAGGGGGGACTCTCAACCTCATCCCAATCATGTTCACTCATCTGATCAATTTTGCGCAGCCTTTCCATTGCTGCAGCGCGACGTCCAACCGCTTGCTCTGCGAAGTGCTCAGCCATCCACTCCTGCTTAGTTTCCTCGTCAGGGCGGGGCTTCTTCTGCTCAGGACCGACAAGCAGCTCATAATGTCGCCTTTCAATGAGCTTGTCGTACTTGTTCTCAACTTTCTTCTCTTCACACAGCATGCCACGCTTAGCGAACTCGGCTGAAACAGCCTTAGAAACTTGGCTCTCGACTTTTGATTCCTCACGAAAGCGTGCTTGCGCAAGCGAGCGCATCACATGATCCTTGCTTTGCAGGAAAGTGTTCTCTCCAATTGGCATAGCGGCAAGCAGTATCTGCACAGTGCTACCACCACCCGCGATTGCCCAGCCAGTTGCATTACCCCCGGCGAAGAAAAGGATGTAAGTGCCAGGGTTGGTGACAACAAAGTCCACATAAAACAGCTGGAATTGATTGGTTTGACTGACCCTGGTCATGTTGATTGCACTGCTCTTGTCGAGGAGTGTCAAACCACTTTGCACCGTGGTGTAAGGCGTGTAATAAAAATCAGCCGCACCTGTCGTGCCATAAAGAATGCACGAACGCAAAGTGTAATAACCAATTGGCAAAGTGAAAGAAAAATTGGTCCCGCCATCCCAATTTGAAACCGTCCCCAACGTTGACCACGGTGTCATGTTTGCTTGCTTTGTGAGACCCGTTGTCCAATTCGGTGCATTCCCAATTGGTGAAACAACATTAACACGCCACTGATCTGCATTTCCAATCAGATTGTTTTTTTCAGCAGCCTCCTTGAAACGACACTTCCACTTAAGTGTCAGCGGCCCCAGTGAAATTGGAAAGGTGATTGCCGCTGTATCAGCACTGAGCGCAGTGTGCACAAAAACAATGAGTTGTCCCTGGTACAAGGAAGTGATGTCATTGCCCGTTGCTGGCAATCGATTAAAGAACATGCCACTGAAGGGCCCTTTTGTTGAGTTAACCGACTTATTGCTCTGCGGAAAACGCAATCCACGCTTATTTGCAATTGACTCAGCGTGAAAATTTTGATGCTCCATGTACTTGGGCACATCCAAAATACCTCCAACTGCCGGCAGCGGATCACCAGGATCACGCTCAAATCCGCCCCCAATCATGCCATTGAGGGTGAAGGGGATGTCACTCCCCAGGGTGACCTGCAACTCTAGCATCTCGTACAGATCATAGTTACTGGCCAAATCCGCAAAACGCGAGCCAGGCGCCATCAGCAAAGGATGAACGGCCGTTTGGTACAAAACGGTTCCTGCAACGTTCGCGGCGGAGGTGAGCTGCAAATCGGGCACGATCTCTGTGTGACCACTGATCCACCCACCCTTCATAGTAAGGCCAGCTGAAGTACCCATCTTCAGCAATTTCGGCAACTGCGCACGTGTCGCACCGATAACAGCAGACGCTCGACCCGCTCGAGGACCTTTTTTCCCCGCTCGATTGAATGCGCGTCGGTAAGCTTTGTTTGCAGCCTTCGCAGCCGGCAATGCAAGAGGACCACCGCCAAGCGGTCCCGCTGCCATGATGCGAACAGCTTTTCGCGCAGCTTTGTTGCTTTTCTTCGTACTTTTCTTCCCATTCTTTGGCATGTCCGATTTGTGAAACTTTAACGACTCGTCCAAATTCGCTTTGACTGGTACAAGTTCCCGTTTTCTCTCAGCTCCCCGCAATAACGCTTTTCCGTAAGCGTCCGCTGGTTCGTACTCAAATTTCTTCGTCTTATGTTTGTGTGGCACAAATTCAGCTAGCTTTTCAACTAACTTGTTATGTGCTTCTCTCGGGTAGTAGGTAACTTTCCGAAAGAGTTTATCTTGTGCAGCGTCGTCTCCAACAACAGCGTGCGCTAGCTTGTGAGCTAAAAAAGATGCCGTGGTTAGTAGACTAACCCCTACAAATCGTTTTGTCGAACCTGGGGCATTCGACAATGAAGCGCACAGCTCAAGCCGCAGGAGCGGAATCACCACACACCGAACTTCTGTACTCAGCTTCATTCCAACTGCGTTCGCCGTCGTCACAGCTCTCGTAGCCAGTAAAAAGCCTTTCCAACCAGGAGTCAGGTACGTAGGATTTCTTGGCCGTTTCCCAGGCTTCATCCCCTCCGTAGAAACGATCCCAATAGGTGGAATATTTAAAAAAGATATTCTCAAAATCTTGACGCAATCTCGGGTTTCCCCAAGCCACATTTCTCATGTTCGCAATGCGTTGCAATTGTTCCGGGGGCAAACGTGTTGTGCCACCCTGCAAAAGATTAGAAAATACTTTATCACGATTAATTTCATGAAACCACATACGATGCTGATCATCGTAGACGAAATGCATGGATAAAAATCCAAGATGCTGGAACTCACGGGGTTCCCAGTCTGGTGATTCAAAAACCACTCCAAGCTCCTCATAAGCAATATGAGCCATCTTTTTTCCATAGTTTCCTCCGGCCAAATTATTGACCTCATCTGAAACAGTGAAAGTGCAATCGTCGCCCAAGCAGATTGGCCGCGTCTCTCTCTGAAACTTATCAAAATCATCTCCAATGATGGTGATAAAACAGAACGCAAACACAAAAAGCATCAGCAGAGTATTGTCATGTGCAGTCCCAACTTGGCCTGTGAGGTTACCACCGGATCCACCGGTACCTTTCAAAAAGGCAAAACCATCAGGCAAAACCAAGGGACAAACAGAAATCATCTCGTAAAGGTTCTTAATGCGAATGTGATTCTCAATCGTGCGCTCTTCCAAACGCAACGCGCGAAACTTGATATCCGCCATACGCATCAAACAGTCGTGGAACATACTCGACTCCCAAGCAGAACCATCGAACTCCCAACCGTTTGAGAACTTTCCAAGATACATCGCAAGATCGTGCATTCCACGACGATAAGGCGACCAACCAAGGGCAGTACGAGCCAAAATATTTGAAACCTGTAACTTGTGGTGCATGATAAAACAAAATCGCTGCATCCACATATTGTGAGCACCATCAACTGCCATAACATTCCGAAGACGGTTAAGAGCAATTTTAGTGAAGGGAAGTATTTCTTTTTTAACGGTAACTTGTGCAATAGAGGCCCTATGGTTCAAGAGGTCCATCCATTCGTTCTCAATCCACTCCGCTGCAAATGCGTCATCATAAAGAGCTGCTTTATCGAAAAAGCCAGCCAATATCCAAGGCAGGCCAGCAGCTTTATTTTTGACATCAATTTCAGGTTTCTTCAAAACCTCTTCAGCAGAGAGAATATGTGAGTTGTTCCAGTGAGGGAACCACAAGGACTCTATCCAGAGCCAAGCAAGATCAAAATGTTTGGGATTATAGCCTTTAGGAGCGTGTTTGACAAAACGCTCACAGGCACCATAAGCAGCAGCATTGTTCGGGGAATTCATCATGTGTGTTTGTTTAAACTCCACCTTTAACTCCTTCAAAATTTCAGTTAACACCGAATCATTATCACGAACTTTTATAGCCTTATCAACACTAAAATAGAGTTTCCCCAACAATGGCATCTGTTCACTCAAGCTTACGGCGGCGTGATGGAGATTGCAGCCGATGGGACCCGACGCTTTGACTCTTCCTCGGATCTCTGGGGAGAAATGCCTGAGCCAGTCATCGAGTTTAAAGGCTGCGGTGGTGTTTGAAGAATTTTGATCAATTCAGGTGTCATTGGCTGAAAGTAGGCTGGAGAACCAGGCTTTCCAGAAGACGAAGCATGAACACCAATAGCCTCACCGTGCTGATTGGTTATGATCGCTCCCGAAACTGCCGGCCCTGAGCCGTAATTTGCAGACCAAAGTCCATCGCCAGACCAGACTTTACCAGTATCACCTTCAGTGTACGGTACTTTGACATCCGAGCCTGTAACAATTCCTCCTGAAACTGTGGGCACTTTGCCAACATCTGCGCTCCATCTCCAGCAGAGTTCACCAACTTTTGGCAATGCCAAGGATAAGGCTTTTATACCCTGTGGCTTCGGATACAACAAAAGATCGAACCCTGGCAACTCTCTGCCTCCATGGGGCTCTTTGGCATCTTGCCACCTGAGTTGTTTCTTACTCTCAAAGCCATGGCCCCAAAAAAACATCGGTGCAGTTTCACAACTGTTTGAAGCGTGTTTTTTAGCAACGCAATATTGCGACAATGCGCCGCAAACTGAGCGTGACATTCCTTTAGCAAGCTCAAACTCCAGACGACCAACTGACAAACCAGGCGCAAGAGAAATTGACGGATGCGCGGCTTGAATCGACTCAGCAGTGACACGACCCTCTGTTGAGTCAGCAGCACGTTGAAATGATTGGGCCATAATTCGACGGTAATTGGCATGGCTAACGATGACCTCCTCCTCAGGAATAACCTTTTCAATGCCTTTGCCAATGGCTCTGCTCTCAGCCCTGACATCAGGCAAACAAGTTGCAATAAAAAATTTGCGCGCCTCCGAATATTGCCGATCTACCTCTTTTTGGAGTTCAGCAGTAACTGACTCTTTCTCAGTCCGACTGGCCCCCTTAGGAAAATCTGCAACCGGAGGACGTCTATCCAACGTTTCCTTAGTTGCCTCTTTGTTGGGCCGCGAGACGCGCAAAGCTTTGGCATCTGCAAATTCTTTTTTGCACTGAAGGCAGCGATTAGGCTCAAAGAAGGTCTTTCCTTCTTCTTGAGATTTAAAGCGCCAAAATTTGATCTTTTCAGTTGGTATGGCAAACTCGTGTTTACAAAATTTGCACTCATACCAAGACATTTTGTCAGCGTCATCCAAATGAGCTTCGCCGCGAACACGGTGACGAGCATTACCCTCATCACCAGCAGCCGAAGGATCATCATTGACATAAGGCAAATCTGGTCGCAGACCGCCTTTAGCCTCACGAGCAACACCACTCCGTGAACGAATCTGCGAAATGAGTGGACGACCCTGACGGAACCTGCCACTATTTTCCTGCCAACCCAAATTGTGTTCTTTGAGATTGCCCTTACGAATTTCTCGAGCCAAAACATCCTGGCGCTGACTGGCGGTATTGAACGGTCGCCACTTCTGATCACCTCCAGCTGAAGCAACAAACTGCTCACCATCAAACCACATGTCATCAGGGGCCTCATAGTAACGTGCACCATTTTCATCTGCATCACTTAGCAGTTGCGCCATCTCATCACTACGATAGTCAACTTCACGAACTTTTCCATTGACCTCCAAAAAAACATGTTTTCCAGTTCGAACAGGGTCACCATCATACCAGTTTTCCCACCATTTTCCGTGCCCTACTTCAGCTTTTGGCACAGGTGACTCCTCTTGTTTTTTTTTTTGCTTGCGCTGATTTCGTCGCTGAGTTTTTGAGAGACCTTTCGAGTGCCTTTCAACATCCCGGACGGCCTCATTCGCAATAATCTGAGCTTCAGCAGCTGCTTCACGCAACTCCTTCTTCTCCTTCTCAGTGCGTTCAATAGACTCATTAAGCTTCTTGATTGTCGCATTTAGCGCAGCAAAACGTTTCTCCATAAGATCAATCTTCTTCGTGAACTCCTCACGAGCATCAATAACAGAGACAGCAATTTCTTTTGCACCGTATTGCACCGCAGCCGCATGGCCATCAATGGCTTCAACGGTTGCCTTGCCAACAGCTACATTAGCTGCTGCACCAAGCAAACCAAGTCCAGCCACAGCAGCAACAGCAGCCATAGGCAAACTTTCAGCTTTGGGTGCTTCAGCCAATACCTTCGCCTTTTCATCTTGCTCCTGCTCAAACGACTTCCATGCTACCTTCGTTAGCGTGGTAGCTGAGCACTCAGGACAGTCCGAAATTGGCATGACAGAGTGGTTACCAAGTCTATGCATTGTGACCATGCGAAGTTTTGCAAGCGTCTTTCGTGCATCATCTGCGCCGGAAGCAATTGCATCACGTTTGGCGTAGGTTGCTGCAGCAAGAGCAAGCCCCGCTGCAACTCCAACACCAATTTTTTGGGTCCGGGTAAGGTGAGACTGGTTTCTGACCGAAGTGATTCTAGCATGCGCTCTTTTGACCCAAGACCGAAGTAGCTCTTCTGCCCTTGATTGCGAGGAGCCAGCCACAATTCTTCGCGCAACGCGTTGTGTACGCCCGTAGAGGTAAAGTGTGACGAAGGTTCGAACAATGGTAATGTTGCGCTTAAGTCGAGCTCTCTTACCTGATGCAGTGCAAACTGCATTTGAGCCGCACTGCGCACAGCCGAACCGGGCACTGATCGATTTCGTCCAGTCCCCATCACAGGTGACAGAATAGACGTCGTCATCGATACGCAAATTTCCGTTTTCGAAATCCACACCACTCTCCAGTGGGTTGGATAAACGAGGTGCGATGGCTTGCACAATTGAACGAGCTGGTAATTCAACCTTTGACTCATCCGGAGTATGGGTAGGCGTGCGATGCCTCCCTTCAACAGCACGCCTGTGCTCATCACACATTGTCGGCTCACCAGAATCATTGGATTCACCAGCACAATCCATGCAGCCATTGACCTCTTTTTGCAGTTCTTTGTCATCAATGGGTTCCTCTCCTGTGAGGTGTCTGATTACACGCCTGTCACCTAAAGCCTCAATTGGCAAAGCAGCCAATTCTTGAGCTTTCGTTTCCACAACTGCATGACCATCAAAACAAATTTCCATATCTTCTTTGACATCAAACTCCTTACCACATTTGCAGACAAAAGCACCCTCAGCTTTTGTTGGTGGCCTTCCCATTGCATTGTAAACTGCCAAATGTGTTTGATTGTACTTATTCAATCCATTGCCAAGCGCGCCATCCGAATCAGGCAAAAGACTTATCATCAAAGCAGCAGCGTTTGTGAGCATACCTCTATGCTCTTCAATCGCGCTGGCATGAAAAGTTTTTGCCTGTGAGTTTGTGAACTCAACTTTTTGCGCCTCTGACAAAATTGGATTCGGTTTCTCAACCGGAGCCACTGGGCTTGTGAAATGTTTCAACAAAGAAATTCCACCCATAACAACAGGTACTGTGAGGTCAATGCGACCTCGCTTCGTGTGTGTGCACTCAAGATACCCGGCTTTCTCGCAAGCCATACAAGGTTTCTTGTCCAGTGCCAAATTGTGCTTGGCGGCCTGACCAACGGCAGCCACTGCACCCAAGGCCAACATGGCCTTACCAATGTTCATTCCACTGAACATAGATTCTTGTTTCTGTTCCGCCATCGTAGGTGCACCTGGTGCAACTGATACTCTCTATACTTCTGAAAAAGAAGAAGGAGAGCGAGGCTGGAAAC